ATTTATAGAAGAGTAATCTACTCTTCTATTGCCAGATAGCTCAGTTGGCAGAGCGCACGGCTGTTAACCGTGATGTCGAGAGTTCAAGCCTCTCTCTGGCAGTCACTAATGATAATATTGTTTATTTATTTGGATGTAGTTCAGTTTGGTAGAACGCCTGATTTGGGATCAGGAGGTCGCAAGTTCGAGTCTTGTCATTCAAACTGCGGAATAGAGAAGTTTGGTCTATCTCGTTAGCCTCATGAGCTAAAAATCGTGGGTTCAAATCCCACTTCCGCTATTTATGTGAATAGTTGATATTTGATAATTAGTTAAATTTAGAGAGGTGCGCATTTTGGCAAAATCAGATATTTTACAAAAACGCGAGATGGAATATCGTTGCGATAAATGTAGAAGAATTGATAGTAAACCAACATACTTTTATCGTAGTAATAGCACATTATATAATAATAACGGCTATTTACCAATATGCAAAGATTGTCTCGCACGATTATATAACACGTACTTATTGACTTTCCGTGATATTCATAAAGCAATCAAACGGATATGCATGGCATATGATTTATATTATGATGAAGGGTTGGTTAACTCTTGTTTAAAGAATTCGAGAGCGTCAACTCCTTCGATTGGCGAGTATTTAAGAGGATTGAATATGAGCCAATACAAGAATAAAACATTTGACACTACTCTTGACGAAGGTTTTATATTCGATATCAAAGATAACGTAATGATTCCATCTGATGAAGAAATTAAGCCAGTTACAACCATTCCAGAATCGGTAAGAATGAGATGGGGGGCTGGATTATCGGATAACGATTATAAAACATTAGAGGAACATTATAGATATTTGAAAAAAGCAAATCCTGATTTTGATAGCAACCAAGAAATATTCATCATGGATTTGTGTCAGATTAAAATGCAACAGACAAGAGCAATGATGTCTGGAAGAACTGACGATTATATTAAATTGACTGAATCATATAGAAAGACTTTTGCACAAGCCGGATTAAAAACAACGCCCGATACTTCAGAATCTAATAATGAAAGTTGGGGAACGTGGATAAACATGATTAGCAGATATACACCAGAAGAATATTATAAAGACAAAACTTTATATAAAGACTTTGATGGAATTGGCGATTACTTTAAAAGATATGTATTAAGACCTTTACGCAATCTGCAATTAGGAACAACAGAAAGAGATAAAGAATTTTATGTAAGTGATGAAGAAGAATGAAGTATGTAACAAAGAAAGAAAAAAAGATTAATGAACTTGCAGATGAGCGTCAAAGAGAATTATATAAAAAAATGCCAAGTGGTCATTTTCTGAGTAATCAGGAAAACATGCATCATGTTTTATTATGGAATACATTTTTTCGGCGAAATTTACATAGATTTGCAAAAGACTTTTTAGGCATTAATCTTCATATGTATCAGTCGATTATTTTATATATGATGAGCATTAGCCAGTTGTGCGTAATTATTGCGTGCCGTGCTGCGGCTAAGTCGCTCGTCATTTCTATATATGCGGTATGTGTTTGCATACTTCGTCCTTATTCAGAAGTCGTAATAAGTTCTGCAACGAAAGGTCAATCTGCCTTACTGGTTAAAGACAAAATACAAAAATTTCTCATGAACAATTATCCTATGGTTCTTGCTGAAATCGAAAGCATAAAAACTTCACAAGATGAAGTTATTATTATGTTTAAAAGTAAAAGCCAAATCAAAGTTGTTACGGCAAGTGAGAATGGTCGTGGTAATAGGTCAACTGTGCTTATTCGTGAAGAGTTCAGGCAAATAAATAAATATGTTGATGATAGTATTCTGTCACCTTTCCAAGTCATACGTCAAGCTCCTTATGTTACTTCTGGTAACTATTCCGACATTCCTGAAGCTATTGATGAACCTGTAGATATTTATATATCTTCTAGTTGGCTAGATAATGGGCATTGGATGTGGAATTTAGTAGACCAAGCATATAGAGAGTCTTTCATTAGTGATAAATCTATGCTATTGGCATTTGATGAATCTATAGTCTTGAAACATGGAATCAAGAGTTTATCACAATTACGGAAAGAGAAAAAGAAACAAGACCCATTGACTTGGCGTATAGAGTTTTTAAACGAACGAGTTAAGGAGAATACGTCTGCATATTTTACTTATTCAATGCTTCAACAAAATCAGAGATTGAAGAAGCCATTCTATCCAAGAAATAATATGGATGTTCGCACTGGAAAAAGAAATAAGTTCGATATTCCAAAGCAAAAAGGCGAGATACGTGTGGTTTGCTGTGACATGGCTTTTGTTGAGAATAAGAAAAACGATAATTCAATCTTTTCATGCGGACGTTTAGTGCCTGAATATACAAGATATAAACGCGATGCAGATGATACAGACAAACAGATAAGCAATGGTTATAAAGTAATGATTCCTTACATGGAGTCCATACAAGGTGGGGACACTTTGAAGCAAGCATTAAGAATAAGACAATTATTCGAAGATTTTAGCGCAGATTATATAGTATTGGATTTGCGTAATGCTGGTAGAAATGCCGTCCAGATTTGGAAACTGTCTGGATTATTAGTGCGGAAAACTTCGGGAACGCTGAGATGCCAATCCGAGCAGAAGGCTATTTAAAGAATAGTCATGTGCAACGCATAGATGGTGAAAAGATATAATCCATCCACGAGTCCGCGCTACCTAAAAATATTAAAGAGATTGTTGGAATTAAACGATTTTCTAAATATTCATGGTAAAAAGGTATGCTGAACATGACAGAAAATGAACTGTCAGAAGTATTGGATAAAAAGCCAATGCGATAACAATTTTTGATTTCAATCTATGACATGCTTGCTAATATCATGTATGACGATGAACGTGATATTGAATACGCACCATTAACATGTATGAATGATGAGAATGTTGCTAACAGGATTAAATTTGAAGGCGCAGAGGAAAGAATATTTGTAATCAACGCTTCTCAAAAATTAAATAGTGATATCGCTATTAATTTCCGTCATTATCTTGTGGATAAGAAAATCGATTTGCTTATTCCTTTTCAAGAAGCACAGGAAGAGATTCTATCTCAAATAACAGAGTACGTTGAAGCTCCTTCTGCTGATGACCAGATATTCTACGAAAGTCCATTCTTGGAAACGCAAGCTTTAATATCTGAGACTACGGAATTGGTTTATGAAAAGAAAGACCAAACTGGAGTCATTGTTGTTAGAGAGCAAGGTAATAACCGCAAGGATAGATATACATCTGTTTCATACTTGTGCTACTTTGCCAACAAACTGGCGCAGGATTTAAGCACAATTAATGAGGACTATGAATTTGAATGCTATATAAATTGACGAGGAGGTTTAGTATATGGCAAACAAAAGTGATACTACTTCCTCTTTAAACAGGCGAAGTAATTATAATAAAGATATAACAGAAAACAATCAAAATCAAGATGTTGTATTAAACAACAACTCTTACGAATTCAATGCTTTTCGCTCATATCGCCTTAATTCGTTGTCATATTATGGTATGATGGATGTTTTTGATTTATATAAACCAGAGGAAATTCGTGATTTAATACGTGACCCGATGGGTAATAACCATATTTTACGAGACATATCAAGGATACTGTATGGATGTAATGGTGTATATACAAATACGGTTGACTATATGGTGGCAATGCCAACGCTTGATAGCGTCATTGTGAATTATGGAAAAAGCCAAGATAAAAGAAAGAAAAATAAGGCGTTAATGGAATCAACATTAAGAAGCATCAAACATAAAGAAATTGTTCGGGATGCTTTATTCCGTGGAATGGTTGATGGGATTGCATTTTACTATTTTGAAACCACTAATAGACCGCTATCAAATGAAAAGATTATGTCTAATTTCGATGTTGATAGAATCTATGAGATTAATGAGCTTGGTATAAACGCATCAGTGATTTCATTATCTCCAGATTATACTAAGATAATCGGTATTAGAAATTCGAATTATCAACTCGCATTTGATTTATCTTATTTTGATACATTTGATGGTGAAGATGCTAAACGCAAGTTGCGTAAGTATCCAAAAGAAATTAGGGATGCATATAATCATGGTAACCAAACAAGATGGGTGGTTCTTGACCCAACAAAAACAATTGTTCATAAGATAAGAAGTAGTAAAGATGAGCCTTGGGGAAGACCTCTAGCTCTCGCCGCTATTAATGATATCTTGTATGGCGATTATTTTACTGATACAAAAAGAAATGTATTAGATGAAATAAATAACAGAATCATTTATCAAACATTTCCAGAGGGAAAAGATAAAGGCACTTCTGCGCTCTCTAAAGTGCAACAGCAAAATCAGCATGATAAAGTTAAAGGCGCAGTCATGAACAAAAATAATCGTGGTGGCATATCATTTTTCTCTGTTGCAGCTGGAACGAAAATCGACAGCATTGACGCAAGTAACACTGATATCTTTGACGATAAATATGAATCAAATCTTGGTGATAAAGTTGCCATGGATTTAGGTATTGCTGCTTCTTTGCTTAATGGCTCTGGTAGTGGTAACTATTCATCACAGGTAAACAATCTTCAGCTTCTAAGTTCACAGGTGTTCCAATGGATTGACCAAATCGAAGCTGAATTAAACAAATGTATAAACGCCAACATTATCAAAGATAAGAAAAATCGTGTTGAATGCAAATATTTGCCAACAACATATGTTAATCAAAAAGAAATGGTTTCTAATGCAAAAGATTTATATTTGCAAGGAAAAGGTTCTCTTGCTCTCTGGGCGAGTGCATCTGGTATTTCACCAGAGGTATATTTTGCATTACTTGACCAAGAGCTTGAAGATAATATTGAGAGTAAATACCCTGTACATCAAACAAGTTATACGTACTCTCCTAGCGGAGAAGATAGCAAAGTTGGTAGACCTACAAATGATGATAGTTTAAATTATAGCACATTACAGACCAAGGCAAATAACACAAATAGTGTTCCTGCGCCGAGTACTCGATAAAAGCAATATTTTATGAGGTTGTAATTAAATATGGTTTCAAAGAATGATACAGAGATGAATTCTCAATCAGATGATTTCCATTATATCGTAACCAGAGATAAAGATACCGCAGATACACTAAAAGACTTAGGGTTTGAAGAGATTGTATCTGAGCAAAACAAATGGATATTTATAAACAAATAATTACAATATATCAAGAGGACAGTTTAATTACTGCCCTCTTTTTATATACATATATGTCAAGGAGGCAAACTTGAAATGAAATCTTTTGAGCTTTCAAAGAAAGATTCAAAGAATGGTCGCAGACATTTCAAGGTTGTACTTCACGAAGTCTATCCAGACTCGTGCGTGGACGAGAAAAATGGTGTGGCGAGTGAGTACAACGAGAACGGAATTTCTTGGATTAGGGAATATTGCGAAAATGCACTTCCGACTCTTAAAGGGAAGAGTATCAGATGCGAATTTCTTGATGAAGAAAGAACGTACCTCGCTGGGCATGGCGAAACAGAAACCAAGGATGGATTACCAATATTCGAAAACGCCGTGATGATCGGTACTTTTGAAAAGGGATACATTACAGACATCGAGACTGATGATGGTATCAAAACTGTTTGTATTGGCGAAGGAACTATCGATGGCTTATGTTATCACAACTTCTGTGAAAAAATAGAAAAAGATATTGAAGATGGTAATGCGCCTTATGGTAGTGTTGAAATCCTAAAAACAGGCGATAATCCATCAATTATCTACAAATATGGCTATAAAGAATATGGTCGTATTCCTATGGTTTTTGAATATTCGGGTTATGCCTTGTTGGGTGTTAGACCTGCGGACAAAACAGCAAAAATACTGGAATTGAATCAATCAAATGTCAATAAGGAGGACTTCACGATGGGTGAGAATGAAATCAAAACTATCGTTTCTCAGGTCATCAGCGAAATGAATTCTTCTGCTGAAGAAATCGAGAAGATGCGTGAGGAATGTGAAAAAAGAATTGCTGAATCCCAATCTCTCGTAGATGAACTTCAGCAAGAGATTAAAGATTTAAATGAGAATATCGCTGAACTTGAGGCTAAAGTTGCTGCGCTTAATGATGCTAATAGTGCTCTTTCCACTGAGAAAGAAACTATGACTGTTGAAATTAACGAATTGAAATCCAATCTTGAGGATGCGCAGAAGAAAGAAAAGATTGGTGAACTGAATGCAGCTATCGAAGGCTTTACTGAAGACCAGAAAGCTTTAGCACAGGCTGAAATTGATGCATTTAATGAAAATCCGCTGACAAGCGAAATCAACTCTGTTGTTGATAAAATTCATGCAGAGATTGGTAAAAAGTATATGGAAGAAGTTAAGAAATCTTCTGAATACGAAGAAGATGAAGTTGAAGACATCTTTTCAGAAATCAACGAGAAAAAGGTTTCTGAGGAAGACGTTGACATTTTCTAAATTGAAATTAGGAGGAAATAGAAATGATTAAAGTTGAAACTTTAGGCATGTTAGATATTGCCAAAATCAATCCTGTTCTCACTTCCGAGGCAGATGTGAAGAATAATTCTTTTATCGCAGTCGATGGCATTACCTATGTTGTAGCAAATGACCTTTCTGGTGACGATGCATACAAGGATGACTGCGTTCTTAAAGCTGGCTCATATCTTAACGGATATGATGTATCTGCTTGGGCTAATCAGAAACTTGTCGTTGACGGAAAACATATCACTGGTGGTGTTGCAGATTTAGTGGCTGGCACTTCCGTGCTTGTTCTTGATGGCACTACTGGAAAGCTTAAAGTTGGTTCTGCTACTGAAGGACAGGTTAGCTTTAAGGTTACTGATAAGACTACACTTACTGAAGCTGCTGTTAAGGTTCAGGTACTTGTGTAATTTTTATATATTTCAGGAGGTAATATAAGATGAATACTACTTACGAATTAAATAACCTTCGTAAAGATGCCGATTACCTGAACAGAGAGATGCGTGCTACTTCTATCGTATCCGAAGTATTCTCTGCAATGGTAAATGGCAAGGAAGTTGGCGCTATTAAGGGCGCTGATAAGGCAGTTAAATATATTAAGGAGCTTGGTGCTAGAGCAGAGAATGGAGATTTCAACGCTGTAGCAGAGCTGAATACTCTTCGTAGATTCGTTGTTGAAGCTCCTCTTCTTCAGGAAATGAAGCTTCTGTCTATCTTCGGTTCTTACAAAGCTGTTGGCTTCGATGAGACTATTGAGCGTGAAGTATACAGACATGTTGGCGAGAAATCTCGTGAGCAAGCTGCTCTGGGAGATGTTGTATTCCCGGCAATCGCAAAGGATGTATATCCTGTTCCTACGTTCACTGTATCTGGTGGATATGCTGTAGATTATCGTAGAGTAGCAATCGGTGATATGTCTAAGGAAAACGAGGGCATGGAACAGGTTCGTATCGATATTCGCAACAAGGCAAACCGTGCCATCATCAAGAAAATTTATCAGGCTATTCATGACGCTACTGGCGTTAAGTATGCGTTCGAAAACGCAGGACTGACGAAGGCAGGAGTTGATGGTGTTCTTGCAAAGGTTCGCAGATTTGGTCGTCCTACCGTTATCGGTGATTATGCTATTCTGTCTCAGTTCAATTCTTGGGCAGGATATGTTGGAACTATCAACACTAATACCATTACTGGTATCTCTGAAGCTCAGATGAACGAGATTGCTCAGAATGGTCTGCTTGGAATGTACAATGGTGCTGTTCTGGCTGAAATTGACAATCCGTATGATGAGACTACTCTGAATGCGGCTGGTACTGATTTCGAGACTATGCTTCCTGCCGGACTT